ACCCGTGTTCCGGCAACTACCAAGCGTTGCTGGTGAAACCTGCCTGTGCGTGGGTAGCCAGTCTTGTCTGCTGAGAACCCTCCAAACCGCCAATCTGCGGACGGTTGAGGCTTCTTGTTGTTTTGATCGCCGCTGCCATCGTCTTGGGTTTGCTCAATGAATCGCTTCTTGATCTTGCCGAAGACCGCATCTCCATCGACAAGCAAAATTTCACAGACACCGCGTCTGATGGTTGCAGTCGTTGCAGGGGTATCGTCTGTATCAAACTCGTCAACATAATCAACAGCAAAAAGTCGGCCTGCATCACCAGTAGAAAAGACAGTGCTGCTGGGAGTGGTGTTAAAAATGTTGATGATTTGGTCTACTTCAAAACCGCCCGTACCACTGAGATTAAACTGATCCAGTTGGGCTTGGGTTGCAGCCTTGAATTCAACTTTTACTTCATCCGTTGGGTTGAGCGAGTCGTATGGACCGTCCTCAAACTCAAGCTTTTCCCAACTCCATGATGCTGGGTCTGTGTCAACGCCAGCCCGTTTGAGTTGGTAGATCGGGAAGTCTTCGCTAAAGACAAACAAGATATCGTTTGACTGTGTGAACTTGAGTTTGCGGATCTGACCAACGCTGTATGGGGTCGTTTGAGAAATATCAATTTCGATTGCCGCATCAGAGGAGTCTTTGAGAAGAATCCCCTCCCGAAAGATTCTGATCTTCTGAGATGTCAGGCCGTTGGGTGGAATTTCAACGATGTAGGTATCGGTTGAGTTGATTTCAAACGGAATGAGCCGGGACTCAGTGCCAGAATCGAAGCAGTCAGAAACGTATTGAGTACCTGGTCTACGGGTGATTCCCCCATGCTTCATAACCAAGAAGTTCTCAATCTTCTCTGCACCCTGATAATACTTCTGCAAGTCTGACCGACCAAACAGCCGAGGACTAATTGTCCCTGCACTAAATGAAGTTTGGATGATTGATCTTGATGGCATTACGAGTTGGTGTCTTCAATGGCTCGGTAAGGAGAATCAGCGAGCCTCGACTCCAACAAGTAAGAAGGGTTCAGGTTGAGATCTGGCTGCTCGCTGCTGTCCAAGAACTTAGCCTCGGTCAGTGAACGCTCATACAGTTGAACCATCAGGTTGTGGGTTTCGATGCTGCCAGTAAGTTGACGGGCCGTATCTGCTGCGATCCGGTACGCAAGCGTATCCACGAACAGGTTGTCAAACAGGTTTGAGTCAGTCACCCGATAGGTGTAGACCACATTGATAGTCGAGGCGTTGCACAGGATCTTGTTGCCTTCAACCCTGAAATCTCGGCTCTGTTCGTTAAGACGGGTCACACGCAGAAAGTCGGCTGGCAACTCAAACTGCTTGGTGTAACCGAATGTTGGGGCAGCAGAGTCTGCTGTGAGCTTTACACGCTTCTGAGCAAAGTTCCAAGGATGCCCACGCAACACCGCATCTCTTGAGATTGAATACACCGCGTTGACGGCTCTTGCCCGCGACGATTCATCTGTAAGGGATACGATTGTGTCTTGACCCAAACGGGTCAGGGCGAGATTAGCGATGTCAACCGGGGATACGGCCATAAGTGATGCTAGGGGGTTTCCCCCCCAGCATCGAGAAGAGAGTGTGGATTAGTCCACGACGTACATGATGACAAAGGCGATATCAATGGTTTGGTCGATATGCGCAGTGTCAAAAGTCAAGCAGATGTCAATCAAGCCACCGGGGTCAGAGGACAAGTCCCCTTGTTCCCAGAGTCGCTTCCCGAAATCAGCGTCAAGATCCACTGGATCAAGAAGTTCAGTTCGGTTTGCTGCTGCTTGCAGAGTGGTTCCGTTTGCAACGAAAACACTTGCATCGAGGGCTGTTCCATCTTGATACAAGCCAAGATCAAACGTGCCGTTGTCATCACCTGCATCACCGTCAGTGTTTGACATTTGAATGGAGACAACGCGAGCGTTGGATGGCAAAGGAGCAATCTTCAGGATGTCAGTGTTTTCTGAACTGGCTGTAACCAAATCGTCAAACAAACAAACTGCGATGCGAACCTTGCCACCGAGAGTCCCAACATCTGGCGGGGGAGCCGTTGATGCGGTGGGATCAGTGAGAGAATTATAGAGATTGGAAGATACTGTTTCACCAGCCATTTAATTTGCCTCTTTCCTATTAGACCGTTGAAGCGCCGTCGAGGTTGAAGTCGGTTTCGGTGTAACTGATCTTACAGACCTTTTCTTCTTCAAGACGGACTGCACCGAGAGTCATGCAGTAATAGACATAGGTCGAGAACGCCTTGTCAGCACGTTCTTCGATTCGGCCCATAACGTCTTGACCAATTCCGAGTTCAATTCCAGAGCGGGTAAAGGCAAACGCATCACGATCATTGCTTGTAATCGGGAGTCGGTTGCTGACGATAAATTTGAAGCCCATGTAGGTGTCGATTTCACCGTTCACAAGTGCGCGAACAGTATTGAAATCGGCAGAGGTGACTTCTTTAGAGTGCAAAAGTTGCTGAATACCGATTGGCGAGCAGACCAAGAATTTTTCTTCGTCTTCAGGCACGTTATTGGTAGAGAACAACTGACGAGCCTGACGCAACTTGTCGAGGTTCAACATGGTGTCGCCACCTGATTCACCCGAGAAGTTCTTTGCAACAGTCAAAGTCAAGGCTTGTGTGCCAGAGCTACCGAGGTTTTCGGTGGTGGCACTGCCGGACATGGCACTGATGATGACATCATCCATAGCACGGCCCATCGCAAAAGCGGCGGACTGAGCGTAGGTTGAGGTTGGGTCGATGAGCATTTTGACGCGATCTGCCTTGTCGATCAGATCACCCCACTCGTAATCGCTCAAAGAATAGAGGCGACGTTTGTGAGGGGTATCCACCAGCGGTGAGTCAGAGTGACGGCTGGTACGTTGAATTGCTTCTGAAGGGCCGATTTGTTCGGCATATTTGGTCTTGCCGACAACTGCGTTATCGACACTCACAAACGGACGCAGCACGGAGCCACGCTGTTGGGCAAGCATCGTAACATTGTTCTGATACTGCTCAACAAAAGCATTGGTGATTGTAGTAGACATGGATTTACTCCAAGAAAAACGAAAAGAACGAATTTCGGAGTGCTACCCGCTACATACGGACACAACCTACCGGAGGAAGGCGGTGCTTCGGGACTTTCCCCGCGTCAAGCAGACCAGGTGGCTACCTGCTACGCGCACTATACGACATTATTCGTGAGCAAGTGCGTAAAGATTTTGCATTTCCTCGATGGCTACGCCATGACCGGGGTGATGTCCGGTGAAGTAGGCCGCACGGAAGTCGGGATCAGAGAGCTTTCGGTCGATCTCTTTCTTGGCTTCATCTGGCGACATGACAAAGCCTTGCTTGCCACCACCACCGACTACTTCATCTTGTGCCACCATGCGTCCAATCTTTGACATTGCCTCGATAAACTCGACATCGTTGCCTAGTCCACGCGATGCGATCTTGTCCATAAGTTCTTTGCCACCAAAGCGTTCCACCGCTGTCTTGGCAAGCGATACGTTCTGTTCGTAGGCTGCACCAAACTTGTCGCGGAGTTGCTGGATAGCCTCTTCACGGGTTGCAGTCTTCGTTTCTTCGACCGTCTTCTCCGTGGCTGCGGCTTGCTCAGATACGACCCGAGCCAAGCCAGCAAACTGCTGATTGGTCAAGCCCAAACGGTGTGCATCAGACCCAAAAGATTTTTTGAATTGATCCACAATTTCTTGTGAGACACCCTCTTCTGGGACAGAATAATCGTCGGCTTTCTCAGGCCGACCCAGTTTGCTGTAGACAGAATCCCACGCAGAAGCCTCTGCTTCTTTACTAGGGAGTACGATTTTGTCTGCACCTACAAGCTTTTGAGCGTTGATCGTTGCTTTGGCAAGATCTTCAATCGTGCTGATGTCTTGGATTGCAGAGTGGCTGGCAAGGTCTTCCGGTAGTCCGGCCCTCCAGTCTGGGGTGGTTGGGGTTTCAGATTCTGTTTCACTCAGGATCGTTTCATCGCTCATTAGCGGACTCCAAATCTCCGTGATCGGATTGGGTTTTCACGGTTACGGGTAACATAACGCCCTTTTATTACAAGATCAGGCCGAAGAGAACCTGTTCCGATTTCTTCCAATCGGAAGGTAGCATTTAATGTAAGGATTGCACTGATAAGAATGCTTGTTTGATCCCTAAGCAACATGCTTACTACTTGATGTCGCCCCAAAGGCAGTCCCCTGAAGTTGCCAGAAGTACCGGCAACAAGATTGCCAACAAGAGTGGAGTAAGGCTTTACATCATCTCGACCACCGGCAGTCGTAAAATCTCCTGACCCATCAAACTTGTTCCATGTTGCAGTAGCGGGTCTGCTATCAACGGATAAAGTTTCAGTTGCCAAACCGTCATCGGTTGAACTCCAGGTTCCTGTCAGACGGACCATAATGTGATGGCTATTGTCTCCGTCGCCAGTCAGGGGTTTGTCAGTAAACGGGATAAACCTTGGGTTTCGGCTAGGTCTATTGAATTTAAAAATAACACTCTCTTGCCGACTAACTGACTTTTGTATCTTTCCTGAAGAAGAGGTGTTCGCGGTAGTTGCAGCATCGGATTGAATTGTGCAATCAACGTAAGTCCCCTCTTCATGTTTTATTTCACTAGCCATTTATTTCTCCTTGGGATCTATGGTGACGCGAATTGCCTTGGTATCTGTACGCCGCTGATGCACCTCAAGTGAGATACATTCTGGGTTATCGTCAGAAATCACACCGCAAGATCGCATTCCGTCAAGCAAAAACTTCACAGATCCTACCAAATTATCAGGGTCCATAGCCTTTTGTCGGCCTGTGAATAGCCGTTCTATCTTGATATGGCACGGGTCAAGGTGCTTGATCCAGAGTTCCGTGTGCTGCCAGACCGCATCGCTGTACGTCTGCTTCCACTTTTTGCGAACTGCCCAGTGCATCCGAAGCATTTTGTTCGGCGACACCAAGTCCATGTCGGACAGTTCAAACTGGTATTCCATCACCTACCTCGGTCAATCATCTCGCTCGCCTGATCCTTGGTGAGCTTTTTCAAGGAGGACATCTCGTATCCCATCTTGAATAGTACCCCCATCTGCTTCACCGTGGCGAGTCCGTTCCTAGCCCGCTTGAACAACTGGTGAAGAACTTGGTGCTGCTCATGGATAGGCATTCGATCTGCCCGAACACCGGCCCTTTCCAAGTAGGCACGCTGCTTGGGTGTCAGCGGTTCCTTCTTACTCCAAGATGTTTGAGGCTTTGGCTTAATGCCAAGGACGGAAAAAGGTTCTATGTCAGAGGTAGAGAACTCGACCCGAGCCTTTACCATCTCACGCTTCTGCTTCTCGATCTCTTGGTCAATCATCTCATGGAGTTCTTCGGACGAAAGCTCCTCGCCTTCCTCCTCTTTCTCCTTGACCTTCTTCTTGATGAACTCACGCACCTCGACGGGGGCTTGCTCTGCAAGGATGTCGATGGTGCAGACAAGTTGATGCTCGCCCGAGTTGCCCACGAAATCCAACACCAGACAATCAGGCTTGTTGCTGCTGGCGATCTGTTCTTTCCTGCCATCAGGAGTCAACTCAGAAAGGTGTACCGTGGTACGAGTCCCACGACCGACCATCTGGGTATACAACGCTCGGCTTTTGGTAGGCCGTGCTACAGCCACGCAAGCGACAGGCGGGCAGTCCCACCCTTCCGTTGCAATCTGTACGTTGACCAAGAACTGAAACTCGCCAGCCTCGAAGTCCGCTAGATCCTGACGGCGTTGGTCGGGATCTGTCTTGCCATGCACCACGCGGGCGCAATCAGGTCGGTGACGATTCATAATCTCCGTCATCCGTTCAGCGTGCTTGATTGACGCAGCAAAGATGAGGGTCGGCCTGTCACCAGCCAACTGCATCGTGGGGCTGACCACGCCGTGCAGGTTGCGCTCGTACTGCATCACTGCGTCAAGATGGGTGGGGTTCAAATCACCAGCCCGAGTGTTGACCTTGGTGAAGTCAAGGGTTTCGATGTGAACGAACTTCTGTTTGATGGGGACCAGGTATCCATCCTTGATGGCGGTCGGCATCTCGTATCGGTACGGGACACTATCGAAGACCCGAAGCATCGACTTCTTGTCGAGCCGGTCAGGGGTGGCGGTCACACCCATGACTTTGATGTGCGGGTTCTTCCGTCTGGCGGTGTCGAGCAAACGCAAGTAAGACTGGGCGACGGCGTGGTGAGCTTCGTCAATCACGATCAGGCCAAACTGTGTCCAGTCAAACCTGTCCATTCGCCGGTGGTATCTAAACTTTGCGTTGAGAGTTTGGATCGAAGCACAGACAAACTTGGGGGAGAACATCCCCTCGCTGCTCCACGCAGACCCCATCTCCATGTCACAAGTCTCGCCAGTTGACACGACCTTTCGGTGTGCCTGCATCACGATCTCAGACCGCTCCGCAATAATCATTACACGCTTCCGTGCGAGTCGGGCATATTCCACGAAGACATGCGTCTTGCCTGTCCCCGTTGCCATCACACACAAGGGAGTCTTACCTCCCCTGTGTGCTTCAAGCAAGCCTTCGACCGCACCTGTCTGGTACGGCCTGAGCATCAGAATGGAATATCTGAGTCGTTGACTTTCGCGGGTGCAGGTTCTTCAGCCTTTGCTGGCTGGTCACGGGACTCGCTGATGTTCAGACTGATGAACGCATTTCCGGTGTTCTTGGCTTTCTTATGCCAAGCAGCCGCACGAACAAGATCACCCTCGACTTCCAACTTTCCTGTCATGTCAGGACCGTTGGGGTTTCGCTTCTCTTCAACAACGAACAAAGCTCCGATCTCTACTTGCAACGAATACAAGGTTTGACCTTTACGAGTAGTTGTCTTGACAGCAGTGATCCGGTGCTTGTTCTCACCGATCTCAATGTTGCCTTGGTACTCGTTCTCTCTTCCCTCCACAGGGAACAACACGCCGGAGCCAATATCTTTTGGGTAATCACTCATTGAAATCCTCCTTGGATTCTTCATAACGCTTCTGTGCTTGGCGGGACATCCATCCCAATCCAGCACACCATTGACAACCGTTGCCTTTGCACTGGGGGCAGTAGCCAACGGGCGTGGCACTGTATACCACATTGATGATTTGTTGCAAGTCTCGCACGCACTCGACTGGTATGTACCCGCCAGCGTCCTCAGTGCAGAGTTCGTCGAGCCTCTTCTTGGCAGCACGAAGCATGTTGACCATCTCGTTGACTGGCTCTGGATCTGGGCCGTTGTAGTCAGGTGTCCGGTTGCGGAACTCTCGGGTTGCCGCTGCCAAGATTTTGGCGGTGATCTTGTCCTCGCTGCCCGCCTTCTCTTTCGCCGCCTCCCACACTTCGATCTTGTCTTGATCCTCCAGTGATTTGATAGCCCGTGCCTGACGCTCGTTCTTGATTGGCACGACTTCAGCCACATCACTAGCACCAATCAACTTGCCTGCGTAGTTCGCACCGAAGCCCCACTTCTGCGAGCAGTATTCATTGAAGGACTTGTAATCCTGACGGTAAAGCTTCCCCTCTTTAATTTCTTTCAACGCGAGGATGACCTCTGATGTGACTTCAATGCCGCGAGAGATCTTGTCCTCGCAGACATGCAGCCTTACCAACTCTTGTCCAGTCAACTTCACTAGTTCAGGCATGTTCGCTTTCCAATCTGTGCCACAATGTTGAGAATGCTCGGGCCGCTACTGCTGGGACTACCGCGTTACCCAAGGCTCTAAGTCTGTCCACCCTACTGGGAAGCCCATGAGTTGATCTACCCAATCCGGGTTTAGTTGTCCTTGACTCTTCCCACGGGTGCTGCTTTTGTCCAGGTCCGGCAGGCCACCTCTCGACTTGTTCAGCGGTGGTCGTTGTGGTGTCCCTTGAATAGATGGGTGGTTGCTCAAACCCTTCTGTCCGTAGTTCGCCGTGTTGCTTATTTTGTTCCCCTCCGCAACAGTTGGTGTGGGCCAAGCTTCTAGTTTCCCTTGTGGTTTCGATATGTCCCGACCCAGTATCGCATCGGCCTCGTCCTTGCTCATCCCGTTCTCTACCCCCTTCCGAAGCAACCTCACATTCCCTTCGTGAGGGCGCATCGTCACATCTGGAGTGGGCCAAGATGAACCATCTCTTTCGGAGGTGGGGTGCGCCAACTTCCTCCGCTGTGAACTGTCCTGCCGTTGCTCGATAACCCATTGATTCCAAGTCGCAGAGGACATGGTGGAGAACTGAGTGGTATCCGGGGGATCTGGCAGTAATGATTCCATCGACGTTCTCAAAGAAACAAACCTTTGGGTTGAGAACAGCAACCCCTGATTTGATGTGAGGCCAGAGGTGTCTTTCGTCTTCGGTGGCTTTTCGACTACCAGAGATTGAGAACGGTTGACATGGGAATCCGCCACTGACGATATCCACCACGCCTCTGTATCTGTCCCAAGGGAACCGAAGAAGGTCCGGGTCCC